GTTGGCAATTAGGTATGGACGCAAGTAAACAACATTTATAGCATCAACGATTAGCAACATCAAAGGCTCTATGTGAGCTTTGTAGAGGCTTTCATCAATCTGTAAGGCGTTAGAGTACTTAACGTTGGCAAGTCCGGTCACGATGTCCTTGGGGACGTCTAGGCCCTGCATGATGCGCTCTAGAACACGATCGGAGCGCTCAGCAAGCGCTGGGTCGAAAGAACGTTCGAATTTGAACTGCTTGATCTTGTCGCCAAGCTCTGCTGGGCCACGGATGATCAAAGGCACGATAGCAGACGCGGAGTCTTCGTCCTTAATCGGGGTGGTCATTGCATCGATTAGTTGATCTTCGAAGTCGTCTGCGGCCTCTTCGGGGTCAAACTGCTCGTTGTAGTTACCTTCTTCATCGTACGGATAGTCGGGGTCAGGCGATGCAGCGACCGATAAACCATCAGGTAGATAAAGAGCACCAGCGTTGAGACGAGATCTTGCAGTCGCACGGAAAGTCCTATTCAGTAGTAGTAGTTCGGCACAGAGGTCTAGTAGGCCTCTTAGGGATGAGTCAGACTCCTGGCTGTAACGAGGGTGAGCTCTCCAAATTCGGCCAACAAATGCCCCCTTCGGGAGAAGAATTGCATCAAGGTTACCCTGTGACATCATCGAAGCGACCCCTCCACCAACATCGCGGCGAGGATTAATTATATAGTTACCTTTTTGATCTATCTGCAGCTCATCGGTTGACCGGACGTCCCATGATTCAGGAAGACCCGACCCGAAGCGCTCTGGAATCTGAACCAGGTAGCATTCTCCGGTAACTTGCAAGTTTAGGGCGGCATCTTTCAAAAGACCAGGCTGTCCACCGTAGGCGGAACTTAGGCGGTCAAGGGCTCGCTCGGCAGCTGCAGCTAGGCGAGGATCTACAGACTCTACGTCTTGAATAGGAGACGGTGCCTCGCTTGGATTGCCAACTGCAGCTGGATATAGACGAATTCTTGAGACAACAGACGCAACTAGGTTAAAAGCGTACTTGATTTCGCCAATTGCGTCGTAGTACTCCCATGCTTCCGACTGCCAAGCGAATGCGGCAGACTGCCTGCGAGACTTAAAACGCTCAGCTTCGGTTTTATCGTCTAATTTTACCTGCGAGGCAGCTGCAGTCATAGCCCGCGGTGCATTAAAAGCCTGAGGCTCAGCGTAAACTATTCCAAAGGCATCTACTGACACACCCGGGGCAACCCGAGTAGAGTTTTTTGGGGAACTAGCACGAATAGTTGGGCTAGTTGCCCAATCGTTAGTCGATTTTGCCGGCTCTTTCTTAAAAATACCCAAGACGGGCTCCCTGTCTGTTTAGCGCTCTGTCCAAGCGGAAATAATTCCAACCAAGGCGGATATAGCCAAGATTAATGATACCACAAACGTAAGTTGAGGTAAAATTGATGCTCCAACGACAAAAATACCTGCCATCCAGAACCCTGTACACCAGTTACAAGTGATTAAGTACCCGATTTTAGTGGTTGGTGGGAACTTTGACCAAACCTTATTGCGAAATCCATCCGCAATGGCGTCGGTTGTGATCAAGTGGGTTGCACGGTAAGCTCCAAGAGCGAGAATTACAAAAGTAAACGCATCTATAGTCATTAGTCCTCCATCGAATTAATTGTATTGTATGGATTCCAGCCACGGAGGCGAGAACCGCATCCGCAGCCTGTATCTTTCTTAAATGCTAGCATCTTTCCGGATGATGTGACAACAAAAGAATCTTTTGTGACCTCTTTTGATGGAATAAACTCAGTATATCGCTCTCTAAAGACGATTTGTGGCCCTTCCGGAGCGTCTTTTGCGACAATAACATGATCTTCAGTGACAATGACTCTAGTTATCTCTAAATACGTTGCGCCCCCGGTGGGCTCGTAGCTTCGGAGTGTAGTCACATCGTCATACTGGCCAGTATCAGCAGCGACCAAGTGGCATGGAAACCTATCCATTAGGACCTTCATGCTACCTGACCCTAAATACGCGACCAACATTGCCAGTATTTGGTCTAGCGACACCCATTTTACGATCTGCGAGGCTTTTTGCACGTAATTTACCACCAGAAAAGCCCGGCGGGGGTTTAATTAGCAGCGCGGTCATGGCGTGAACCATTGCATCGATCCGGTCAGGGGACTTACCTTCTCCTGGAATCCAAGAGTACATCTGAGATTCTAATTCTGGGAGGTAGTTGACGTGGTGAACTCGTCCTTGCTCGTATGCAAGAAGAATTGGCTCTGCTCTTAGCTGTTTTCCGTACTTTGAGTGGACCTCGAGGACTTTAACGCTGGGGTCAATAGAGTTGATGGCATTTCGTACAAGCGCGCCACCTTGATTAACTTCGGCAACAACGGGACAACCCCACTTGCGAGCCATCTCAACAACTTTACGGGCCCAGGTGTCCGGGGAACCATGAATTGAAGCGTCCTCGAGAACCCAGGCATTGCGCTTATAGAGGTCGTGCTCTGCAGTCGATGCGCAGACAACAATACCGCACTCGTCGCGGGGATTTTCAGCAACCGAAGGGTCGACGCCGATAACACGTAACGGAGTAGACGCAGGGTAATTAGTGTGTCTAGCTGCTTCAACTAGCTCTTCGTTCCACATTGCGCCCTCTAGGTCGTCAAGCATCTCTCCGTAGAGCTCTTGTCGAGCTAGAGATGTGCCTTCGTAGACGCCCATAATAGTCTCAAGATATGCGCCGGAGAGGTTTCCAGCGTTATCCATTGTGGAACCTTTTGTGACAACTACCTTTGCGGCAGTCGCCCTATCTGTGCGAGATTCTTCAATAAGTTTGTAGAGAAGCGGAGTACGCTTAGGGGTGGTGGTGGCCAAGATCTGTGGGTTCTTACCAAGACGAGTACCAACTCGTAAGTTGTCAAAGGCAGTCATGCCAGCAGCGTCCGGAGTCTGTCGCCAAGCGGCTACCTCGTCGCCCCATGCGTGACTAAATTGTGGCCCACGTAAACCATCAGGTTCGTCGGCAGTGAAGAGCGTTGCAGTGTTACCGTTCGGCCAAGTTAGGCGCCTTTTAGACGGCTCGTAGTGTGGCTTCTCTGAAGGAGGGGAGATGTTTATGATTCCGGATTCTCCCTCGACGATTACGTCTCGAACGTCAGCAGCAGTACGAGCAACAAGTGCAAACCGACGTTGACCTTCAGTTGTGTACTTTGCCGTCTCGCGAACCCACTCGGAGGCCATTCTGGTTTTTCCAAATCCACGCCCGGCAAGAACCAACCAAACATTCCAGTCGTCAGTAGGAGGAAGTTGCTCGGGGCGCGCCCAAACTTTCCAGTCCCAAAGTAGAGCGTCTGGATCAATCCCCTCGAGTGCAGCAGCCTGCTCCTCTGGAGGGAGCATAGCAATAAGTTCCATAATACTTTTAGCCATAAGGTCTCCAGTCTAGCGCATAAAAAGTTAAACAAAAACCCCTTGTATCTCTACAAGGGGTTTTCGATGTTGATCTGCTAAAATAGATCTGCGTTCATCACCTTTGTCCACGCTGCAACAAAGTCCTGAGCAAGCTTCTCTAGGCCATCAGCTGAAGCGTAGACTTCGGCGTAAGCGCGGAGAACAGAGTTAGATGCAAACACTAGATCTGCACGGCTAGCAGACATCATTAGTGCCTCGCGTGTGTCCCTACTGAAAGCCGAATACGAAGTTCCGTCCTGGCTAGGTACCCAGACGATGTCCATATCAAGGAGGACTTTGAAATAGTCATTGTTAAAGATACCGACGTTTTCAGAGAAGTCACCGTGCTCCCGCACCGCGCCCGAAACAGCAAGTCCACGAAGTCCGCCAACCAAGGCAGTCATCTCGACCGGTGTCAAGCCCAAGAGTGCAGCCTTGTTGATCAGGTGCTCCTCTAGGGTAACTGCAGCACTTGGGTGGCACCAATTAGTAAATGCATCTGCAACCGGGTATAGATAATTAAAAGACTCTATGTCAGTCTGCTCTTGAGTTGCATCACCACGGCCGTCGTAGAACGGGATGTCTACGTGAACAGAGGAAGCAGCAAGTGCTTTCTTTATAGCGTAGACGCCACCATAGACAATCAAGTCAGACATAGAAATTTCACCACTGAACTTGTCACTAATTACTTGAAGTGCTGCCTGCCTCTCAGCTATGGTAATCGGGTTGTTAACTGGCCAGCTTCTTTGAGGCTCTAAGAATATACGAGC